CTGTGCCTGCGTTATAAGTAGCAGAAGTAGTAAATTGCGACCAAGTTACAGGGGTAGTTCCTAAAGTTCCGCCAGGGGTTACTGTGCAGAACCATGCTGAACCAGCTTGTGATCCGTATTCTACGAACGCAATCGCTGAAACTAGCTCATTCCATGTATTGGCATCAGAAGAACGACTCCAAGCACCGCTAGAAGCAATATAAATGCCGTTATTAGCCGTTGTTGACTGATTCTTGACGATTACCCTATCACCAGATAAGGTCGTGTAACCATCAATCGTTTGAAGCCCTGAGAGCGTAATATTGGTTAAAGTTGCACAAGCTACTGGTTGTTTCCAAGAAATGCCTGCTGCGTATGACTGTAGAGCTAATAAATTGACAATATCAGTAGGGCCACTAGGTTGAGTTGTGATCTGCCCTGTAGTCGTAGTGATATTGGTAAAAGAGCCTGTAGAGGGCGTTGTAGCACCGACAGGAGAACTATCAATCGTGCTATTGGTAATAGTTAACCCTGATTGAACAGGGTTAGTTGTGGCGTAAAAAGGCATATTTTGCCCGATGAACGTATTAAACGTGCCATCAAGATTAAAATACGCCTGAACAGGCAGGAGATTCTGCGTTACAGAATCATTGATTCCAGCCATAATCTACCTTTAGTAGGCGATACAGTTAACTAAAACTACATCTCCAGCAGACATATTAGCAGCAGCACCAGTTGTTACAGAATAGCTAGTAAATGTGACTGATGTTGCTGTGCTTGCTGTCAGTTGCAAAAATAAGCTATTTCCATTGGTTACATCGGCAGCAAAAGCTAACCAACCATTAGGGGCAGTAGGCAAAGTAATTGTGCCGTTTGCTGCGCCACCTGTGCCAACTACAATTTTGAAACAAAATGTGCTAGATGCCGTAACAGTTGGGCCTGTGCCAAATCCACTAGAAATAGTAGGAAGGGTAGTAGAGGCTACTAAATTATTGCCAATAGACAAGCTACTTGCATTGTATGGGGCATATAAAGCATTGCCACCTTGACCATACAGACCCAAGCAGTTGCCATTGGCATCATATTCAGCTTGAACTGGTAATAAATTGATAACTGAACTGCTTGCAACGCCTGGGTTTGCCATAATTTTTCCTTAGTTCTGATCTACCATTGGCAACACATATAGTGTGCCACTTGTTCCAATCGCTGTAATTGCAAAACTTGGGGGAACTGCCAAAACTGTAGGCTGGGACATTGCTACGCCCAATACAAAGCTCTGACTAGTGTTTCCACCCGAAGGCAATACGGCTGCTGGTGCTGTTGTTGTTGTTCCTGCAATAGCAGGAGTAATCGTAATAGCAACAGGGCTAGAGCCGGTATTTAAAAAGCCACAAAAGTTCGCTTGATCGTTTCCGTTAGGAACAATCGTTACAGAAGTAGAAGAAGTGCCACTAACGCTAATAGCCGTTGTAGGGCCTACAAAACGATATGCTGATACGTTAGCCATGTTTAATCCTTAAGCTGCGTTAGTTGGGAGGATTGTGCCTTCTAAACGATCACAAGCAAGGATATATGTGCCAACAAAAGGAGTCAAAGCAGAAGTGCTTGCGTTAACAAATTGCATAGACAATACGTTAGCAGCAGAAACCCAAGTATTAGCTATTGTAATGCCAGTTGTTTGTGCAGCAGAAGAAGTTGCACTAACTGAATCATTTACAGCTAGACCAGGAATAGTAAAGGTCTGAACGGCAGTAGAAGAAGCTGATACTGAAGTTGGGGTTAAAGATGGATAAACGAGGAAGTTATAAAGAATATTTCCACGTGCTGGAGTTGTTTGAAATGACATAGTTTTTCCTTTGCAAAGGGGGTGTGTTGTAAATCTACAACTATTTTACATTGTTTTCTAGACTTCTCAAGTAATTTCCCATGCTTCCTTTGTAAGATTTGTAGCCTATGTGACCCATCTCCATTTCAAAGTCAGCCCAGACTTTTCCACCGATTTGACGGAATCTTTCGCAAAAGCTGAAATCCTCGCTTAAACGATCACCAGGAATATCAAGTGGATCAAAGAATGGCCAAAATTCTGAGCTTTCATTAGTGCTTCTTTGAGTGGTCTTGGGGTAGGCTTTAATCATCTGTTCTACGCAATTACGAGTAATTTTCATAAACCCGCCAGGTAGTCCAGCCACCTCCATCAAACCTGTTTCAGAGTTCGTTCTATATTCTTCTTTTAAATCCATGCGAACAGGAAAAGCGATTTCTTCTGTCTTTTTAGGGTAAACACCACCCACGACATCTACTGGATATTCTACTAATTTGACCATATCGCCTTGTGTCCAAAAGACATCATCGTCAATAAATATCAATTCATCAGCTATAGAGCGATAAAAAGTGGCTACGATTGCTGCTCGACACGCTGCAATATCGCTATTTCCGACATCTTCTGCAATCATAAATTTATAGCCTTTTGAAAGCAATAAAATAACATCGCCCATCAAAGCTCGCATAGTTTGCACATGGACTTTGCCTGAATAGCAAGGAAGCCCGATCATAATTGTTTTCATTGATTCCCCTTAAATGTGAAAAACCCACCCTTTTTAGGGGGTGGGCTTCTACTTTACTACAAAATTACTGCTGTGGGCCTGATAAATCGTAGCCGTAAACATACACGTCAACTGTGCCTGAAACAGTAGCAGTAGCTACGTTTACATACAAAGTTTGTGCTGTTTGCGCCAAAGCAGGGTAACTTGCAGCAACTACATCAACATACGTTGTGCTGGTAAAACTAGCAGGCAAAGTAGCGGTTGTGAGAATTGCAGCAGTTGTATTGCCCTGTGATGGAGCATTGTAGATACCAAAATAAACGCTTGCTGGGCTAGAGATTGCAGAACCTGAATTGTTTGCGTTAGCAATCAAAACAGTTGCTGGAACATAGCTAGAAGTGTTAATTACGTTAACTGCGGTATCCGTATCAGATGCTAGGCTTACACCCTTGCTTACTGCCAAAAGGCGCAGAGCTTGGTTTGTACCTAGATTCTGTGGATGAATCGAGTTAGTTACTGCTGGTCCTGGATTAGACATATAGTTTCCTTTCGTTATCCGTTAAATTAAGCTGCAACACGGCAAGCGAGTTCAGGATACAAGTTAGCCCAACCATACAGAACGTCTAAACGTGTAGGAATAGAGTCATTGTTAATGGTGTATTGACGAACTACACGCATTGACAGACCGATTTCCTTGTCGCTTGCACGACCTGCAAAGTGAACACCCTCTGGCAACTCAAGGTCGGCTACTGCGAGAGTAAACGCATTGCGGTGCATGATGATGTTTTGTGGGGAAACAGTACCAGACTGGTTAAAGAAGGTAACAGCAGCAGTAGCTGAAGTGGATGGGATAGATACGTTCTGGAACTGACCAGCAGTAATGATAGCTGGAGATACGTTTACAGAAATAGTACCACCTGAACCGCTAACAGCAGTATTAACTACAAAGTTACGCAACTTGTTTGAACCATAAGCCTGACGATTCTGTGGGTTAACTGCATAAACTCCAGCGATGGTGAATGTATCGCCTTGATTTAAGCTAACGCCATTGGTCAAAGTCATAGTGATTGTGCTTGAAGAAGCCCAACCAGATGTCAAGAAACCAGTAGCAGTTGTAGTAGCTACAGTTGCAGAACCTGAGAAGTTACCGAAAGTATGTGAGACGATGTTTTGATCCATCTTCCAGTTCATACCAGCAGAGTCACGACCCATCAAACCTTTACGATACTGTTCGCCAATAGCTTCTTGTGGCACAAAGAGGCCTTTCAAGCTGTCAACGATAGTAGCAGAGGTAAATGGCTCAACTACGCATGATCTACGGCCATCACGGGGTGCGCCTTCAGAATCAAGGTAAGCAGCAGCGGTCAGGTAAGTGATCAAACCAGTTGGAGGTGTACCAGCAACACCAACGATGTTAGCGGTGTTGTTAGCGGCCTGTAACGTTCCGTCACGGTCGATCTTGTTCGCAATTGCAGCACATTCTGTTACTTCGGCTTTCGCCTACTGACCACTTTCATGGCGGGGTTGGTTCTTCGACCTACCCTCAGCGACTTCTTTAGTTATATCGCTGTTCAGACTATCGCATCCCTATCGGGTCTTCTCACTTAGTCGTTCACGGTGGCTTTCGCCTTCCGCCCTGTCGCCCACTTCTGGGCTTCCAAGTCAATCAGAGAAAATTTTCCTAATTCTTAGTGAACTAGGCCGCTACTGTTAACGGCTGGCTTCAATACACGATCAGAGAACATATCGAGGCTCAATGCCAAATCTTGCGTGGTGAATTGAGTATCAACGTGGAACTGGGTAGAAAGGGTTACAGGAACTGAAGTTTCGTTGAAATCTTCAACGTTCAAAGCTGGGCCAGTTGTACCAATGAAACGACCTGGTTTACGAACGTTTACTGTGTTACCGATCTTGCCACCGACTACAGCGAACTGGTCATCGTAGTTACGATCTACTTCAGAGGTGAATGTTAATTCGTTTTCCAAGACCATTAACGCTTCGTTAGTGATCTTAGAAATAGTTAGCAAATTATTTGCCATGATTATTTCCTTTAAATATAAATTGGGTTATCAGCGTATCCGTTTAGCCTGTCGTGCTGCTTTCCATTGGGCGTAAGTACCATGAAATGCCCCATCTCCATCAATGAGAACATCTTGTGTACCTTTGCCTGCGGTGAGAGGCTTAATCGGTGCTGGTGCTTTACTACGAGCAACAGGTTCGCTTTTGACTTCAGCAGGAGCTTCTTTACGCTCAAACTGAACTTCCAATTTCCCTAATTCCTTGA